AAGGACTGCGGTTCGAGGGTGGAGAGCCAGAGTTCGATAGGCTCTGCTTGATCCTGAGCGGCTGTCTACCGATTTCCTGCTGAAGCTCATCCAAGTGATCCGCTGGCCAGGTCTTTCTTTTTCGTATCCTCCTTTTCACTGACCTGGCCGGCGAGTTCTCTTTACTATAATTAAGGATTGATGATATGTGCCAACTGAAGAAGAAATCGAGCGAATCATTACGCTCTATGATAATGGGAAAGGTCTTTCTCAGGGGCAAATAGCCAAAGAGTTCAAAAAGTCCAAGTCTACGATCAACGACTGGATTAAAAAGCTCAAGGAGCTTGGGCGCATCGATCCGAACGGTACAAACGAACGTTCGGACACAAAAAAAGCAACTGAAGCAAAGAGAACTTACGATAAGGCAAGAAGACTTGAGCTGAATGATAGACTCTTTACCCGGCTGGAAGAGTTTCTGAATGGCCCGGTAACTCCACGCGACTACAAAGATATCATGGTCTCCTACGGTATCCTTGAGGACAAACGATCTCTTTTAGAGCCGTTGCAAACCGATCATACAATTTCCGGTCTGGCCCAGATGAGAGAAGCGATTCACGAAGAGCGAAAGAATGTCATGGAAGCCATTACCGAAGACGTGCAAAGCGGCTGAGGCCTGGGACGAGTTCATCTATGATCGTGATTCGACCTATTTCCTTCTGGAAGGTGCTGTAAGATCCTCCAAGACGTTTGGCTCTATCCTGGCCTGGGCTGATTGGGTGGAGAACGTAGCCCCCCCCGGCCCGATTGCTATGCTGGGCAAGACCCGCGAGACTCTTATCCAGAACGTCCTTTACCCTCTGACTGATTTAGTAGGCCCGCAAATGGCCCGCCTTAATCGCGGCACGAGCACCCTAAATCTCTTCGGACGGCCTATATACCTATTCGGCGCGGACAATATCCGAGCAGCCACTAAGCTGCAGGGCAAAGGCTTTGTGGGGGCCTACTGCGATGAGGCCGAAACATATCCTCATGAAGTCTGGCAGATGCTCGGAACCAGGACGGACGCGGAATCGTTCAAGGTTCTTGCGACATTCAACCCTGGCCCGCCTAACCACTATCTCAAGAAAGATTATATGGACCGCTTGGATGCGGTCGATGGGCGACATTGGCATTTCGTCTTGGACGACAACCCATTCTTATCTGAGAAAGTTAAGGACAGGCTCAAAAGGCAATATACGGGCCTCTTTTACAAGCGGTACATCCTGGGCCTTTGGGTCGCTGCCGAGGGTGCTATCTATGACATGTTCGACGAGACACAGCATGTCTTGCATGGCAAGATCCCGAGCCTCTCTCTTATCTCGACGGGCGTCGATTACGGTACAGCCAACCCGACAGCGTTCGAGTCCGTCGGGTACATAGACGAGGGAGAACACAAAGGCAAGTGGCTTTTCTTCAAAGAGTTCTATCACGATCCTGAAAAGAAGCGGCAGAAGACTGACACTGAACTCTCGAAGGACATGCAGGAGTACCTGAAAGATGTCAAAGTCCAGTACATCAACGTCGATCCTTCTGCAGCGTCTTTCAAGCTCCAGCTCAAGAGAGACCTGCCTTACATTATCCAGGACGCAGATAACGCCGTCCTGGACGGCATAAGGGCCATTGCTTCGGCCATATCCCAGGGAAAGCTCCTGGTCCACGAGTCCTGCGTTCACTTAATCGAGCAGATGCAGGGCTACGCCTGGGACCCCAAGGCCCAGGAGAAGGGCGAGGACAAGCCTATCAAGGTAGATGACCACGCACTGGACGCGGCCAGATATGCCTTTAAAAAAGTTTCGGGTATTAATATAATATGACGATCTGCATTTTCTGTGGCCGTTCTATCTCCGATAGAGAGTATCCTATCCCGGTGGCTCAGGTCCATTTCCAGCCTGTTCTTGCTGGAGGTCGGGGTGCTGGTGATGACATTCTCCAGGGCAAATACTCCTGCCATGGCTGTCACCGGGACATTCTGAGCAACGCAGCCAAAGCAGCAGACGAAGACGGTATAAAGCTCATAGAGGCCGGAAATGCTCACTGATTTATCTTTTATCCAGACCGGCAAACCCTGGAAGCCAGAAGATAAGGACGAAAGGGACCGACTGGCTGAACACGAGAAGAATCGGAAGCTCTATAACGGTGAGCATGAAGCTGTATTCCCGAAGTTCGCCGCTTATCTTAAAGATAAAATAGATGATGACAAAAAGGTAGCTATAATTATCGGCCTGGCTAAGACGGCTACCAAGGAATACATCAATTTCCTGATCGGTGAGGCTCCTGAGATCAAAGCGCCTGTTGTATATGAGACGCCGGACTACGAGGTAATCACCGATGCCTCCAGGGATGGCATAGGGCTGTTTGAGATCACCCAGGACGGCATAGTAGCCCAGAATCCCGAGAACTGCTATATGGTGGTTACACCTGGGAACATTCGCAAAGTCCAGGCCTACGTCTTTTTCCATGAGTTCGAGCAGGAAAGCTCTGGCAAGAAGCTCAATTATGTCAAATTCACAATCCATCAGCCAGGGACTATTCAGCACCTGGTCTATGAAGTGAAAGACGGAAAGCTCGGAGACCCTCAGAGTTTGGCAAGCTTTCCGCAGTTCGCAGGCCTGAAGGTGGACGGTGAGGGCAGGCAGTCGCCAGGCGTGGATGAGCTGCTGGTAGTCCGGATAGATAACATCCTGACCAGCGACCGCTATTATGGCCAATCGGACTATACTCCTGAGATTTACTCGAAGCTGGAAGCCCTTGACCTGGCATTCTCTCGCAGGGCTGAGGTCCTGGCTAAGTTCAGCAGGCCCAAGCCTATGGCTCCTCTGGGGGCGTTCAACTTCGACCACGCCAAGAAGAAGTACACCTGGAAGACCGAGGACGCTATCATAGTTGAGAAGGACGAGCCTCCAGCACAGTATCTGACATGGCAGGCCCAGCTTGAAGATGTCCAGAAAGAGATCGACGGCCTCTATAAGCAGCTTTTGAAGGATTTCGCTCTGACTGATGACGATGAGGTGAACAAAGCCGAGAGCGGCACTGCTATAAGGCTCAAGCAGTCCGAGACTCTGGCCAAAGTTCGCTGGCTGGCTTCATCCTATAAGAAAGCCGTAGCCCAGGCGCTGAGCCTCAAATCAAAGCTTGATATGGCTCTCGAAGTGCCTAACGCCCAGGCTTTCGAGCCCTCGGATGTCCAGGTCCAGCTGAAAGACGGCATTCCCGAAGATCCGATGGAGACCGCCCAGATCGCCGCAATCTGGGACGCCATGGGAGCGCTCTCATTGGAGAGGAAGCTGGTGCTCCAGGGCCTGAAGGAAGGCACAGAAGCCTTCGAGAAGGAGCTGCAGAGGCTTAGAGCAGCTCAGCCCGCAGCACCTGAGAGTCCTGAGGCATTGCCACAGATTGAACTGTTACCGCTGGCTGAAGAAGGATGACGCTTTCAGAAGCCCAGGCTCAGAGGCTCATAAGGCTCTACTCTGAGGCAGAGCGCGAGCTTCTTCGAGAGCTGAACAAAGCGCTCCTGAAGGGCAACAATACCGACAATCTCCAGGCACTCCTGAGGAACACCAGGAAGATCCGGGCCGATCTCCTGGCCGGAGGCCGAGAATGGTGCGAAAAAGTCGTACCGATACTCTATCAGGAGGCTGCTAACGCCACCGGGCTGCCTGAGGTGGCCGCTCACGGCACGCTCCACCAGCAGGCCATGCAGGTCCTAGCCGAGAACGCCTACAGCAGGCTTCAGCAGGTCGATCAGGTCGTCGGCAGGCGGATCGACGATATTTACAGGGACATGGCCCTGGAGGCCGTCAGGGGCGATGTAGCTGGCTATAGGACATGGACCCAAACGGCAAAGCTCTATCGGCAGAAGCTGGCCGAGAAGGGCATAACGGGCTTTGTGGACGCTGCAGGGAAAGAGTGGAACCTCAAAACCTATGCCGAGATGGTAGCCCGGACGACCACCAGGGAAGTCATGATCCAGGGTACTGCTAACAGGCTCCTGGAGCATGGTCGGGACCTGGCCGAGATCATCGGCGGTCGAGGCCAAAACACCTGCACTAAATGCAGTCGGTGGGTTGGCCGGACCGTGAGCCTCACCGGCAAAACTGCAGGCTATCCGACGCTTGCAGAAGCGAGATCGTCCGGACTTTTCCATGGGAATTGCACTCATAATATAGCCATAACTGGAACATTTGAAGAGGAGATAGCGAAAGCAAAGAGGTTATAATGCCGCTCAAAAAAGGTTCCTCGAAGAAAACAATTAGTCACAACATACGTGAGATGATCCGTTCAGGGAAACCTCGTAAACAGGCAATAGCGGCAGCTCTCAGATCAGCGGGCAAATCCCGCAGACGTAAGCGATCATAATCATTTTTTCGTAACGGTAACGGCAACCTGAGCCTATCAGGGGTGTTTTTCATGACAGGTGATAGCGCAGCAGCGAACGCTGGCGCTGCACAGAATCAAAACCAAAACCAGAATCCAGCGGGACAGCAACAGCAGCAATCTCTACCAGCTCAACAGCCCATACCGGCTTTGCAGCAGGGGAATCAACAGAGTAACCAGCAGCAGGAGTTCATTCTCAGCCAGGAGCAGTTCAACGCTCGCTGGGCCGAGAAGATGGCGGCTCTCGAAAAAGAGCTTGGTATGCCATTGAAGGACGTTAAAACCTTTATAGAGGCCAACAAGAAGCCAAAGCCCGCTGCCGGGGAAACGCTATCGGGGGCCGATTTGAAGCTTGCGAAGATGGAGGCCCTGATGCTCAAGGGCATACCGTCGAGGCAGATCCCGGTAATTCTTCAACATTTCAACATCACTGGCAAGACCAGGGAAGAGATCGACGCCAGCATCCAGGCTCTAATTGACGTCGGACTGCTGACGATCGAAGCACCTGCTCAACAGGGGAACCAGCAACAGATTCCAAAGGCTGCACAGGGAGCTGGCAATTCCGGCGTACCTGGGACTAACCAGCCGAAGAAATGGACAAAAGCTGAGGTCCTGGCACTGCAACGTGATAATCCTGCCGAATACGAAAAGCATCGGAAGGAGATCATGGAGCAGATGGCGAAAGGCCTCATCGAGTGAGGTAATACATGCCACCTGATTTTATACCTGAAATTTGGGCTGGAGACGCCCTTATCGCCCTGAGAAAGGCGATGGTTTTCGGGTCTCTGGTCAATAGAGACTACGAGGGTCAGATCTCGAAGGCTGGAGATACCGTTAGGATCGGCCAGGTTGGGCCGGTCACGATCGGTAAGTACACCAAGAACAACAAGCTGGCCGAGCCTGAAACGCTCACGACCGCAGATATGGTCCTGCAGATCACTGAATCCCCTGATTTCCACTTCTTCATCGACGACGTGGATATCGCCCAGCACCAGATAGCTCTGGAGCAGCTCGGCATGGAAGAGGCAGCCCAGGCCATGAAGGATGACTCGGATCGGTTCATCGCTGGTCTATACGATGGCGCGGCTGCAGCCAACAAGATAGGCTCTGATGCCGATCCGGTCGTACCGAATAACACCGATGGAGATGCAGAGAACGTCTGGAAGCTCATCACTCAGATGATGCAGAAGCTGGACGAGGCCAATGTTCCGAGCGACGGCAGATGGATCGCTGCGCCACCCTGGCTGCATACCGTCATGCTCAACGAGGACAAGTTCGTTTCAGCCGACAGGGCCGGGACAACTGCCGCCCTGAGAACCGGCGAGGTTGGACAGATCGCTGGTTTCACGGTCTTCAAGTCGAACAACGTGAACCACGATAACGACGTCTATCACGTGATGTTCGGCACAAACAAGGCGATCACCTGGGCAGACCAGATCAACAAGGTCGAGCGCTACAGACCCGAGCTGCGTTTCGGATATGCCTATAAGGGCCTGCACCTGTATGGTGCAAAGGTTATCCGACCCGACTGCCTCGGAGTGCTCTATTGTACCCCTTCGTGAGGTGACAAGATGAAGAGAATCTTTTTCATCATTTTTCTCTTGTTAGCCATGATGCTAACAGGAGAGGCTGGTAGAACACTCATAAACACCTATAACCAGACATACGGTGATCCTGAATCGAACGGGGCCAACATCTGGACTGCGTTCGACAGCACCAACAACATGTATGTCTGGGCAGGCTCGGGTGAGCAGTATTTCGTTGTGAATACCTCGACAACAGCCAGCGCTTTACCGACTCTGGTAACTCTGCA